TAATCACTAAATACGAAAATAAAGTAGTGAAGGGAGTTAAAATTACACGAGCAGGAGTATTAGCCGCCGCGCATTTGGCGGGATCGGATAATGTACGGTTATATTTTAAAAACCAAGAAGATGTAGAAGGTAAATCTGACGCAAACGGAACCAGTATCCGTGATTACCTAAAAATATTTTCACTATACCGAATAAAATTATGATAATATTCTTGTTAATGGTTAGTATTATTTCCAATTGTGTTTTTGCATATGGATGTTGGAATATGGTGCAAAAAAACGAAGTAATGGAAGATGCTATACAAAATTTTTACTCCCGATTGCAACGAACATTAAACGTTATGCGGGCATTAGACCAAAAGCAAATGTTTGAGAAAGATGATGAAGTTGGTGACGTATTTTCTCAATTAACAGATGCAGTCAATGATTTACGCCCGCTTTTATATGGGAGTAATACAACTGATGGCACGGAAAACCAAGAAACCGCTGGGTAAAGTTTATTTTACACAAGAAACAGAAGACGCAATTATCAAGTACAACAAAAGTGATGACCCAGAAGAACGGGAAAACTTGTACAGAGAGTTTATTCAAGACCCGTTTGATAAATTAGCAGAAAATGTAATCAACAGATTTAAGTTTCCGTATATGGAAGGCACCTTTGATGAGGTAAAATCAGAGGTGGTTTCCTTTTTGGTTATTAATCTTCATAAATTTGCTAAAGGAAAGGGGAAGGCATTTTCATATTTTAGTGTAATCGCTAAAAATTATCTTATATTACACAATAATAACGCGTATAAAGAAGAAAAACGGTCAGTGTATCTTGTAGATAAGGTTGATGAAAGCTTTTCTTTAGAAGAAACATTGATAGCAGAACCTGAAGAAGAAGAGGTAAAGAGTGACGCACGAGATTTTATCTTATTATTGGTGCAATATTTAGACTTTAATTTGACTAAAATTTTTAAGAAAAAGCGAGACATTGAAATTGCTAACGCAATCGTAGAATTGTTACGTCGAGTAGATAATATTGAAAACTTCAATAAGAAAGCCCTGTATTTAATGATACGTGAAATGACCAATCACAAAACTTCCCATATAACAAAGGTCATTAATAAAATGAAACTTCATGTATTTGAAAAAATGCAAGAATTTCGAAGAACAGGACATATTTCCGACCCATCTACCTATTTTACATATAAAAAATAGTTTTTAACTATTTATAGTATAGTAACTTGGGAGGTTTTTATGAGTTTAGATAAGGAAATATTTGACGGAAAGACCCTTTCTGACCTATTTTCGGAAATCTATAAAAATACGGACGCAAAACGTAATCAAATCAATACGTTTGTGGCCAAATTGGTCATGCTCATCCGAACACCAGAAGACGCGGCAGTTATTGGTCCAGTCATCAAGGATTTTATTGAAGTCAATGTGAAAAATGACGAACATTTGGTACGGGTCGCTCAAATCGCACAACGAATTGTTGGGGCAGTAGCAAAGGGTGAAACGATTGATGGATTATTAACCGAAGCAGAAAAACAAGCGTTGTTGGGTGACATTAAAACAGAAATTGAAACTATTAAAGACGAATCACAAGATATTGAAGATGATATTTTTGCCATTTCCAACAGAGTGAAATAATGGCAGGTGAAATTAATGTATCCAATAGATTTTCCGGACAAAAAACCGCATCACCTGGGGCAAATCAAGGAAATAATTCATTTGCTCAACCATTTATTTATGAAGTAGCACAAGTAGAAAATATTGTACTTAATGAAGATTCGGGAGCAGATAGTCTAAATTCCAGAACACCGGATTTAGATAGAGCAGACGCAGCAAAAACCGCAGGACGAGTACAATTCAGAATATTACCCGCGTATCAAACTGTTGCCAGAAAGGATTTACCGTGGGCAGATCCTATTATACCATATCAATCCACATTTCCTATTATTGGTGAGTATGTTCTGGTATTTAAAGGTTTGGGAAGATATTTTTATATTGGACCGTTAAATATTGATAGAAAAATTACTATAAACAATTATCCTATTGTTGGTGATGTTGTTGAAAATTTACGAAAGGGTGCGGTTAATAAAAAAGTAGCAGGACAATTGGCACAAAATGGAGCAGCAACAACTATTGCCAAGTTATTTAAACCTATAAGCACTGCGGATCTTGTAAATTATAATCCACCGGATAATGTGCAACCTATCAAAGCATATGAAGGGGATATAATTTTTCAAGGACGATACGGTAATAGCATACGATTGGGTAGTAGTCAAATGACCCAACCTGCGGGGAAAAAGTCTAACACAAAACAATATCCCAACATTGTATTACGAACGGGACAATCCAAAACAGCAAAATCTACCAGTAACGAAGCATCGGCATTAACCACAGAAAATTTACAAAATGACGATAGTTCTATTTATTTGACCAGTAATCAAACATTACCATTCAAACCATCTACAATAACAAGTAATACTTTTTTAAAATCTACAACAAATAGACCATTATCATTTAGTGGTGCACAAATTATATTAAACACCGATACATTGGTGTTAAATGCAAAAGCCGAATCCATATTTTTATTCTCCAAAAAAGGTATTCATTTAAACTCTCTTATGCAGGGTATTACAATGGATACAGAAGGAGAACTTGCAGTTTATGCAAATGAAGATATAACCCTTTCATCCGCAAAAAATGTATTTATTAAAAATTTAGGAAGTGCCACATATTCGGCAAATGAACATTTATCAATCCAAGCGCAGAAACAAATAGTTCTTACCGCTGGGGGTGGTGGTGATAATGGAATTTATCTGGGGGGAACAGGAACAGCAGAACCTGTGGTATTAGCAAATAAATTATCTATGTTTTTATTGGAATTTTTACAAGTGTTGGAAACATCACAACCGTGGACAGTAGGACCATCTGGGGTTGCTAGTCCTGCATTATTAGGACGGCTGGCAGTATTATGGGCAAAATATGCAGTATTACCAACAGGAAATGCGTTGTTTGCTGCACAAGGGGTATACGCAACATCAGTGGCAGAAACTCCATCCAAGGTAGTTGTATAATGTCTGATATTAATATTATAAAAACTTCTTATGACAATACAAAGGTATTGGGTACGTCTAGCGATGTAACCGCTAGAAGCCAAATTCCTATTGATATAAACACCCCAACATTATTACAATTAAATGCGGTGTTACGAGCCAATCAAAATAACAAGATAGGTATTTCCTCACAACTTAAAAATTATATTACGGCACAAGAGTTACAAGTATCGGGATCAATGATAGATGCAGCATTATCGAACTATAAACCAGAAGTATTGACCGGTAATGTTATACAACGTAATTCTGGAACCTCGGCACAATTAAATAATCGAAGTGCAGTATTAGCTGGTGTTGATTCGAAAGTTCAAGAAATAGCAAATCAATTGAATACGATGGCTGACTTATCAGAACAACGAGCAGCATTAGTTAGTCAACTTGATGAATACACAAATCAATTAAACGCATTAACGAAAAAATTATTGGGATTGGCGAATACCCAACATTCGGTTGAGGAATTGGAAAAGATAGAAGTAGAAATTGCAGAGGTAGAAATGGCATATAATACAGCAAACGAGAAATATGAGAAAATAAATAAAGCTTGGAACGATAGATACAACGCGTGGGAAAAACTTACAATAAATTATGTAAAAACACGAGATAAAGCATATAATGATATACATGAATTACATGTTAAAGTAGATAAATTTATTGATGCACCACTATCACTGTCGTTTCCCAGAAAGCCAAATTTACCAAAACTTTCTTTAAAAAAGGTAGATATTGCCCAAACAGTATCAAATCTTGTGTCGGCTATAAAAGCATCGGGCAGACAAGCGGCAAAAAATTCTTTAAATCAAGCAGATAAAGAAAATCAAATGATAATCAATACTGGAAAAGACCAAGATGCATTCCAAAAGATGGCATCAAGTGCTGGTGCAGCGGTACGACAAGCGAGACAACAAGTACAGGTAACACAGGCCGCCCAAGCCGCGGCGGCACAAGCTGCAATTACACCACTGCGTAATAGTATTACAACACTGAAAAAACAAGCTGCGGTGGCAGAAGATAATTTATATAAGAGTGCTACTTCGGTGACTGCACAAGTACGTTCTGCGGTCAGTACGGGTATTAGTCAAGCAGCGACAATACAAAATAATATACAAAACGTTGCGACAAACGTACAGAATACCGTATCAAACACCCAAAACACCATAAATTCTGTCACCTCAAAATTAGGATAAATCGTTAAAATCCAATAGTTTCTGATATTTAAATAAAGGGTCTAAAAGGTTATAATTTTCAAGGAGATACAAATGGACAAGGCATTATTTCGTGCATATATAAAAGAATTAGTTAAAGAACAACTGGAAGAAACCGTAGAAAAGACGGTCCGGAAAGTACTTCCTGACATTTTAGGTGAAGCGGTGGCGGAAATTAAATCCGTTAATGAAGCCAAAACACCAGTTAAATCTAAATTTAACCGTTCTCAATTGGCAGAAATGATGGGATTGGAACGCTTGGGGGATACATTGTCGGCTAATACAGATCGCATGAGAACATCTACAACTCCAATAGAAATTCCAGATAATCTTAGCCCAGATGACCCTACCGTAAAAGCGGTTACACGGGATTATAGTGAATTGATGAAAAAAATGGGATTGTCAAAGTAATATATGTCAAAAACGGTATATCTCGGTTCTCCACTTCCATTGGGTCGTTCTGCTCGTGGATATTTTGCCACGACTGATGACGCATTGGAAAATGAAAAATCAAAGTTTATTAATTTGATTTTGACTATGAAGGGTGAACGGGTTGCCAATCCAACATTTGGATGTGACATTCACAAGTTATTATTTGAACAAAAAACCGAAAACATACAGGATATTGCACAACAATATGTCACAGATGCGGTGGAACGATTTATGCCGTATTTGCAACTTCGTCAAATTACCATTACGAATGCAGATACATTTTTGACCGATAATAGTATTAATTTATACGTTCAATATGGATTTATTAACAATCCGTTAGTGGTGCAATCAGTACAATTATCTATCGGTCAAATACCAAAAGGTAGTTTGATTAGTTCCGCATTATTATCAACTGTTTGAGATAATCAATGGCCATAAAAAATTTACAAAACAGTGTTATCAAAAAAACAACGGTCAAGCCGAAAGAAATCAAGTATCTTAACAAGAATTTTACAGATTTTAAGGCAGACCTTGTAACATTTATCAAACAATATTATCCTACCACATGGACTGATTTTAATGAATCGAATCCTGGTATGATTATGTTGGAATTGGCAGCATATGTAGGGGATGTGTTGTCCTTTTACATTGATAATCAATTTAAAGAAAGTTTGTTGGCATACGCAGAAGAAGAAAAAAATGTCATCAATATCGCACAAGCATTTGGATATAAACCAAAAATTATTGTACCGGCAACAACCGAATTATTAATTTCACAAGTTGTGCCAGCATTAGGGGAAACGGAAGGATTTGTACCAGACCCCAAATATATGTTAATGATTAAACCAAATTCAACATTTACTACAACGGGAAATACGGTCATTACATTCAGAACAACAGAACTTGTAGATTTTTCTGATTCTACTGACAGAACCATACAACCATATCAAATTGACGAAACTACATTACAACCAAGTACCTATTTGGTAACAAAAACAGCAAAGGCAATATCGGGTGACTTAAAAACACAAACTTTTTCCTTTGGTGACCCATCAAAATTCTCTACCGTGGTTATCGGAGACACAAATGTTACCAGTATCGTAAGTGTTGTAGATTCCGATGGTAATGATTGGTATGAAGTAGAATTTCTTGCACAAGACACGGTAATAAATGATACAGAGGTATCCTATACCGCTGATGAATCGGAATCAACAAATCCGTCATATACAATCAAATATAAAACCGTACCACGTAGATTTGTCACAAGATTAAATGATAACAAACAATTACAATTAATTTTTGGTTCTGGTACTGGTAATGTATCCGAAGATATATTGAATTTAGACTACCGACAAGTTGGCAATGCGGCATTTACTACCAATCTTGCAAGTGTGTCATTAGATAACACAGATTTTTTAAATACGGATAATTTTGGATTGTCTCCCGCAAATACTACACTAACAGTGACATATACAGTTGGGGGTGGTATAAATACCAATGTACAATCGGGTGCAATCACAGAAGTGGGACAAATAAATATTTTAAATACCACCACGGAATTTAGTACATCGGAACTAGCATTGTTTAATGACATTGTACGTACCGTATCGGTATACAACGCAATGCCAGCAACAGGTGGTAACGATGGTGAAACTGTAGAAGAAATACGGCAACGGGCATTGGCATTTTTAAACGCACAGAACCGTGTTGTCACACGTGAAGATTATGAAAATCGTGTTGTGGCAATGCCAGCAAAATATGGATCAGTTCCAAAAGTATTTACGGTATCAGATAACCAACAAAATTTGATACAAGGATTGGTCAACCCACAACAAGCAGATAGAACATTTGTACAAGATACACCAAAACCAAACGCAATCAATTTGTATATGTTGGGATATAACCAATATGGTAAAATTACCCAATTAAATGATTTGGTCAAGCAAAATGTACAACGATATTTGTCGCAATACAGAATGCTGACAGACCAAGTAAATATCTTGGATGCATTTGTGGTCAATATCGGTGTTAATTTTGATATTACGGTCTTCAAGAATTACAATATGCACGATGTATTGGCGGTGTGTCTTGACCAAGTACGTCAATATTTTAGTATTGACCAATGGGCAATTAACCAACCTATTAAGTTGGCAGACCTTCGTATTTTGATTGCAGCACAAGATGGTGTCCAAAGTGTAAATAATTTAGAAATAACAAACAAGTATTTCTTTAAGGATGGTCGAGATTATCAAAATTACCGATATGATATTTCGGAAGCAATCATTGATGATGTGGTATATCCATCACTCGACCCGTGTATTTTTGAAGTACGATATCCAGAAAATGATATCGTTGGAACGGCGCGTCAGTAGAGATAAATTATGAAACTATTTTTAACCGCATCCGCAGACACCACACTATACCAACGATTTCCCACAAATAATGCGGGATTGGATGAAATTTTGGAAGTGGGTAAAGTAGCAGCACCCGAAGATTTGGGCATTGCATACACAGGAAGTTCTGCACGAGCATTACTTACATTTATTCTACCTACAACAGCATCCGTTGCTCCTACAGCTTCGTATTTCTTAAATTTAAAAATAGCAAATGCAACACAATTACCGTATAAACAAGAACTAAAAATCTACAAAATTTCTGGGTCGTGGACGGAAGGTAGTGGATATTTTGTTCAACAAACAAAAAATGCTGGTGATGG